GGTGGCCTCCACGATTGGCAGAATCGAGTTGGCCCGGCCCGGCGTGCGTCGCACGTAGCCACGCTGCTCGAGGTACTTGAGGTGGCAGTAACTCGCCCCAGGCGAGACGGCACCCATTGACTCTGAGATCTCACGGACGCCAACGCCTGAGCCTGTCTCGGCGTAACGCTTGCAGATGAAGTCGTAGACGGCACGCTGCCGCTGGGTGATCGGTGGTCGGGTGGTGGTGTTCATGTAACTTTCCCTCCTTGGGCCATTCCGAGACGCTCGTTGAGATACCGCACGAGCTTGTACGCGGTGTTCATCTCGATCTTTAGGTCTGCGGCCTTCCCGGCAATGAAGTCGACGGCCTCTCGCCAGTGCCTGGGCTCGCAACCTTCGATGTACGTGCGGATGTCTGCGGCCATGGCCTCATCGTCGCGCTTCTTAATACGAACCAGCTTGCGGGGCTCGCTGTCTGGATTAGCACGCCGGTCGCGCAGCGTCTTCATGCGGTGCAGCGTCCGGTACTCGTCCCGTATCCATTTGATCTGCGGATACAGCGTGTCGTGGCTCCGCTTGACGTTGCGGATGGCGTCGTACAACACGACCTGGTCCAGTGGGCTCAAGTCGTCATGCCACAACGTCTTCTCTTCGCTGGTCAGCTGCATCATCGGCCACAAACCGTTGACTGCCTCTCGGTTCTCGTCCCAAGTCCTCATAGATTCCCTCCCGCTGGCTGTCGTGCTCGCCTTCCGGCGGGCTCCTTGGGGTCGGCGAACTCGCCAGCCCTGATCCTGTCCACGAAGTCAAAGAACCGAGTCACCGGCAGCGGCCGGTTGAAGTACTCGCGGCTCGGAAGTCGGGCCAGGGCCTCGCGCGCTCGCTCCAGCCAGCCAGGTGACGCGGCTAGATCAACCCAGCCGTCAGGAGGCGTCAGGTGTGGCCACGGCTCTGCACGCTCGGTGACGTTCCAGGCAGCCACGAACCGAGCCCACTCGTCGGCGGCCCATCCTGGCTGGTGAAAGTCACCCGGCTCAGCCTGCGTGTGTGTGTGTGTAATTTCTCCTTTAGGAGAAGTTGGAGTTGGTGTTGGAGTTGGATGGTTAGCGTTTGCTCCACGTTTGCCCTGCGTTTGCTCACCGTTTGCTCCACGTTTGCCCTGCGTTTGCTCACCGTTTGCTCCACGTTTGCCCTGCGTTTGCTCACCGTTTGCTCCAGCAGACGCAGCACGGCCAGCCGCAGCACGCTTTGCCGCATTTACCCGCTTTTCCTTAAGTGCCACGCACTTTGTGCGATGTTGCTCTAGCCGTGCGTTGCGGCGCTGGCCGTCGTCGTGCACCGGGAACTTGTCCTGCAAGATCGGCCAGGCGGCCGTCACGCCAGGTGACAGCCGCTCGAGCTGCTCCAGGTCGGCCGGCAGGCCGCCACGGTCCCAGGCCAGCATCAGGAGCGTGAGGTAGTGCCCTCGCTCCTCGGCCGTCCAGCCGAAGGTGCTCGTCAGGAAGTCCCTGACGTACAGCGGCATGAATACGTCCACCCGCAACTCGTCGCTCATGTCGGATTCCTTTCCATTCCGCCCAGCCGCGTCTACGCTGACGCCGCCGTTGCTCGATACACCCGCTCCGGTCGCCCGCTCGCCGACGGCCTGGTCTCGCCCGTCGTCTCGACGAGCCCAGCCCGCCGCAACTCGCCGAGCCGCTTGTTGACTTGATGGGCCAGCAGCCCGCACCGGTCCGCGATCTCGCTCTGTCCCGCCGGCCCGAGCCGCAGGGCAGCCAGGATCGCCTTGTGGTGCTGGCCCTTGAACTCACGCACGCGAGACGCTGCCACGCGAGATGTCGCGGGGTCCGTGCGGCGGAAGAGCGGTAGGGTCTCGAGGTCGTTCATTCCACCGCCTCCGCGTCAAAGAGGGTCGCCTCTGTCTTCCGGCCCCTAGCCGCCTCCTCCATGTTCTTCACTGCCTGCCGGTAGTACGCCGGCTTGAGCTCGACGCCGATAGCCTTGCGACCATTGAGCACCGCTCCGTATGCCTCGCTGCCGACGCCCATGAAAGGCGTGAGCACGGTCTCACCGGGCAGGCTCCGCAGATGCACGATCCGCTCGATTACGTCGAGCTGCAGCGGGTGCATGTGCCGTTCGTCATCGTCCTCGCGGGCCTGCTTGTAGGGCAGCGTCCGCTCTAAGCGAATGTCATCCCAGAAAGCCGACGCGTACTGCCGCCAAATCCAGTGCGAGTAGCGGTTTTCAATCTGCTTGCCCTTGTGCCCGCGATAGGAAAGCAACTCGGCGGGAATCTCACGCTCGCCCGCGTACTCCAGCAGCCCGGTCGGATTGGCAACAGGCACCGGATTCTCGCCGTCCTTTCGGAAAAGCAGCAGGCAATCCGCCGAGGCAACGTCACACAGGCTCGCGTCTGTCACGACTTGCTTGTGGGCGAGCCCCTTCGCCATCGTGCGATTCCTGACGCCGAGCGGCTCCTTCCAGATGAAGTGACGGCACCAGAACCGCCAGCCCAGCGACTCGTGCAGCCGGATGATTTCGCCGGGGAAGTCGATCAGCCCGCCGGGCGAGGTCTTCCTCGGGATGTCCATGCAATGCACCGCAGACAGCCGGCCCGGCATCGTGACGCGATGGATCTCGCCGACTACGAACGCGTAGTGGTCGAAAAACTCAGTGTGCGACCGGCAGTTACTGAGGTCGCGTTCAGAACTTGAGTAGTGATAGAGGCAGCCGGCACCATCCGCCGCGAAGGGCGGCGAGTAGATCGACAGATGCACCGACTCGTCAGGGATGCTCTGCAGCACCTCGCAGCAGTCGCCGTTGTAGATCGCGTATTCGTCTGTGATTACTTGCTCGCTGACAGCCATGCCGGAATCCTTTCGCTGTGGGGAAACGTCCTTCGATGATCAACGGCCAGGGCGTTGCCCATGTGCCGCACAAGTGACTCAAACATGCGGTCGGCAGCGTTAGCCTTGCGTCGCAGATTGGCGAGAACGCCGACCTCGCCCTCGGTGGCGATGACGTGAACATCGACGGGCTGCGTCTGGCCGAACCGCCAGCACCGTCGCACGGCTTGGTAATACTGCTCCCACGAGTGTGAAGCGAACGTCACGACGTGGCGGCAGTGCTGCCAGTTCAGCCCGAAGCAGCCGATCTTCGGCTTGGTCACGAGCCGCTTGAGTTGCCCGGCCTGGAACGCGAGCAGCAACTCCTCTTTCTCGTCTTCGCTCTGGGAGCCGCTCACCTGTCGGCAGTCGGGGATCAGCCGCTCTAGGAGGTCGCCCTCGGCGTTGAGATGGCACCAGACGACCGACGCCCCCGGACGCGAGGAAACGAGGTCAGCCGCGGCGGCACATCGGTCCTCCAGGGTGATACGCCGTTCTTCGCGTTGCTCTTGCAGCGTGTCAGCTGGCAGCGAGAACAGCATCCCGGCCCGCGTCTTGCTGCTATGCACGACGTGCTCGTGCTCGCGGAGCGGCGGCAGCACGAGCTTGCCGTCGTCGAAGCCCAGGTCGCTGGGCTTGCGGCACGCCCGAGCCCACGAGCATACCCATCGCCAGAACGGTTCCTCCGCGTGGCCGCGAAAGCGGTAACTCTTGCGCCCCCAGCCCAGGTAGTCCTTGATGATGTCCTCTTTGAAGAACCGCGAGAGCATGTCGTGATAGCCGAGGTACCCGAGTGCTTCGCTGGACGTGCCGAGCTCGTGGTAGTCATTCGGAGCGGCGGTCGCCGTGCAGAGCAGGCGATACGGGATCAGCCGCATGAACTCAGTGACGAGGGCCTTTGTTGAGCCGTCGAAGTTCTTGAGAATGCTCGACTCGTCGCACACCATCCCGCCGTAGTGCTCCTGGTCGAACTTGTGCAGCCGCTCGTAGTTCGTCACGACGATCCCGGCCTTCGGCTTGCCGCCGCTCGACCTGGCGGCTTCGATTCCGAACCGCTTCGCCTCCTCGACGGTCTGGTAACTGACCGCCAGCGGGGTCGCGATTAGCACCGGCTTGCCGGTTTGCTGCCGCACGTTGTCGGCCCAGACCAACTGCATCGGGGTCTTGCCCATCCCGCAGTCGGCAAAGATCGCCGCGCGGCCCTTGCGACAAGCCCACGCGACCAGATGCCGCTGATAGTCGAACAGCCACTCGGGGAGGAAAGACGGATCAAACCCGTGGTCGCCGTCGAGTTGCTTTTTGGTGTCAAGAAACGCGGAGTAGCGGTCGGATGCTGCGATCATTTTGTGTCCCTTTTGATGCGAAACTCAGGGCTGCCGCACCGAGGGCACCGCGTTACGCGCGGTCTTCGCTCGGCATTGCAGCGGTTGCAGATGCGTTTCATCTCACTCGTCCTTGGTGTCTTGGCCCTGTCTCGCCGGGCTCGCGTCGGGTGTTACTCGCCACCGCCCGATGGGCGGCCCATGCGGCTCATGCGTCAGCCTCTGCGGCCAGGGCGGGCCGGTCGTGTCTCTCCTTCGCTGCCGCCTGCT